ATGAAACGATTTAAGACAACGATTCTACCAATGAACTTGCAGTACTTTGCAGAACCTGATTCAGATACTGATTCCGAAAATTCGAACAATGATGGGGCCGACTCACAAGAGGCATCTGACTCAGAAGATAGCTCTGATAGAAATAATGAGGAGTCTGAAAATTCAGATGATGGTGGAAAAACAGATGCCATCATTGAAAAGTTAAAGGGTCGGATTGGCAAAGAACAGGGCAAAAAGAATGAACTGCAGGAACAGCTTGAAAAGGCCCAGACGGAGCTTGAAAAGTTGCGAGGAAAGAAGACAGACAAACCAGCAACACAGACTCCTGAACAGAAGGAAGTAGCTGAGCTTAAAGCTCAGATTGCCCGCCGTGACACCGTTGACGAAACAGTCAGCGTTTTCAGTGAGAGTGGGGTTAATATCCCAAAAGACATCGTTGAAGTCTTGGTTACTAACGATCACGACCAGACTATCGACAATGCCAGCAAACTGTTGAAATTCGTCACTTCTATCCAGAAGGATACTGAAACTAGTGTCCGTAAAGAGTATCAGGCTGGCAAAATTCCTGGTGATACCAAGCACAAGACGGAATCACTTGCGGATCTTGGCGAATCGATTGCTAAATCAAATCAGTCACGTGCTTCTTTGGATAGTTTTAAGTAGAGATACGAATAGGAGGAATATACAGTGACTAAGAAATATGGAACTAGTCCAGATATTTTAATTGACGACGAAAATGCCACGATGATTGCCGGGATGGTTGATGATCCCACCGCTGTTGTAGATACAGATGGTAATAAGTATTTGTTGGCCGGTACACCTTTGACTGCAAGTAAAGACTTCGAATTGAGTGACGATGGTTCGGTAGTTTTAGTACCAACAACTGATGCAACGGCTGTTCAAGGCATTTTGCGCCAAGATTATAACATTTTGGAAGGTGCGATTCCGGCGTCAATTATCACTTCTGGGACAATTAACCGGCATCGAATGAATTCAGATACTCAAAAGACATATACTGAAGAATTTAAAAATTCATTAAAGGCAGTTCTGCCTAAATTGTCAGTAATCGACCGGAATTAGGAGGGAACATTAATGCGAACAATTTCAGATATTGAAAATCCAACCGCCATTATTGCATGGTGGAATACACGGGTAAACGAGCGTGGGCCATACCTATATCAAAGTGTTTTTGATGTGTCATATAGCGCTACGGATCAAATTGAAATGCTTTACGGACAAGACCACCCGGTTGAAATGATGTCAGCTACGACTGATGATGTGGCTTCAATCAAGCGCGATAACATCGGATTTGAAAGTGAAACGCTGCAGGCCATTCCTTTCAAGAACTATAAGGCGATGAACGAAAAGCGCCGTAATGACTTGGTTCGTGCCTTAGCGAATAATGCTAATGCTGCACAAGTCGAAGCTATTACCAATACACAATACAAAGACCCAGCTTCATTGCTTAGTGACGCATTGTATACCCGTGAAATTTTAGCAATGCAGGCCTTAACAACGGGTCGTATCACGGTAAATAGCAACGGTATTCTTTATAAGCGAGACTTCAAGTTACCTGAAGAGCACAAAGTAACAGTTAAGACTCCTTGGGGAACGATGGATTCAACGCCATTGGCTGACCTTCAAGACCAAATTGACCAAATTAATGATGATAACGGAACAGTCATTGCGTATGCCATCATGAACGGGCGCACTTTCCGGAAGATTGGCAAGTCTGGTGAAGTCATTAATAGTTTGGCAATCGCCAAGACTAATAACAACATCGCTATTTCACAGTCGTCGGTAAAAGCGCTGTTTACGGATACTTTGGGCGGCGTACAACCCTTAATTTATAACAAGGGAGTGGGCAAGGACCGTTTCATTCCTGATGATGTGGTTGTTCTGATTCCAGATGGTGGTGTTGGTCGGATGTCATGGACAGACACCAATGAAGACTTGGGATTAAGCGGTAGTCAATATCAGTTATCCCGGACCTCCGACGGTATCACGATGTATACCAAGCGAACAGACAATCCAGTCGCCACCATGACTTACGTCTCACAAAAGGTACTGCCTACCTTGGATAAGGCGCGTAACATTGTGGTCATGAACGTTGCGGGAGCTGAAACGCCGGCCGGTGATTCCAGTACGACAACCACTACTGACACCCCAGCAAAAAACTAGAAACGCCGCCTGAAAATGGCGGCGATCCAAACGAAAGCTGGACCAATGATCAGATTAAATCCTACTTGGATGACAAGGGGATTACCTACAAGGCATCTGACACCAAGGCCCAGCTTTTAGCATATCTAACAGCAGAATAGGAGGCCAATTATGGCTATTAAACTGAATTTATATAAGAAGGGTGACACTAAGCCGCTTGTAATCGGGGATGACGAGACCGGAGTAACGGTGACAGGATTAGCAGCCGGAACTGCGGTTGCAGAGGGCGATTACGAGGTAAGTCATTCTGATGATACTGGTGCTTTGACTGAATCTGAACGGGTTAAGGTGCCATCATTTACTGTCAACGCGGGTAAGTAAAGGAGGTTAGCTAAATGTCATTAGTATTGAATATTTATAAAAAGGGTGATACCAAGCCCTCATTCACAGGAACCGACGTAGATGGAGTGACAATCACTAGTCTTGCGGCTAGAACGGTTGTCGTAAAGGGTGAATATCAAGCTAGCCATACTGACTCAGAAGGTATTTTAGAAGAATCCGACAAGGTTGATGTGCCTGCGTTCACTGTTAATAAGGCTAAGGCTCCTGCACCGACAGGCGTTGCCGCAGCACCAACCGATGATGGTGCACAAGTTACCGTAACTACGGCTTAGGAGGCAAATGATGGCCTATACAGAAGCGACTAAACAAACAACTCTTGCGGCCATTAAAGCCTATCCTATGGCCCAGGGGTATAACGATGAAGCGATAAGCCAAGCAATTGCCGACACGTGGTCGATTGTACTGTCGGATGAATTGCCAGACACAGTTAGTGAACGCGGTCACCGACTATTGGTCCTGCATAATATGGTGGTCGACAGCACGGCACAATCGGGCGGAGTTTCTCGTGCAAGTACGAAAGATTACACGCAGGAGATGTTCGATTGGTCACAAGGAAACGATCCTTATATGGTTGAATATGAACGCCTTGTAGCGAAGTTTGGTAAAGGACGGTGGGGAATTGCCTTCCTTTAACAGAATGCCTCACGTAAGAGCTGAGCTGTCCAAGTTGAACCATACCCGAGTAGTTGCCGGTGTTCCTGTTGGGGATAGTTATCTTCAAATGGTGGCTAGTGTAAATGAAACGGGTAAGATTATCACGGCTAAAAGGTCATGGTTAACTATTCCGACTGCGGCAGCAGGAACGCGCAAAGCTGGTGATATACCAGGATTATTCAAGCCTAAGGGAAAGAATATTCTGGCAGTGGCTAATGGGGATCAACTGACTGTGATGTTCTATCTAAAAAAATCCGTCACGATTCCTACCCGACCCTTCATCCGATGGACGGTGGCTCATAAGCGCTCGGTGTGGCGAAGAATTGCAGTTCAGGGAGTGTCAGGCATCATTCGCGGGACTGAGACGGCCGATGGGGTATTAGCCAAACTTGGTCGAACCGCAACCAACGACATTCGAATGACCATTCGCGACATGGCTGATCCAGCTAATGCGCCAGTAACAGTTGAGCGTAAAGGGAGTAACAACCCGTTAATGGATACTGGGAAGCTTATCAAGTCGATTACATGGACAAAGGAGGGAATGTAGTGGTTTTTAAATTCCAAAACTTCAATCGATTCCAGTTCATGTTTGATAGGTTGAAGATACCAATTCATGTGGTAGTACCCGTTAAAGAGCACAAATTGACAGCTGCTGACTATGATTCTTCAGGAGACTTAATTCAGTCCAAAGCAGATGAGTACGATCTTATCGAGCCAATCGTGAAGAGCACCACCAATACGCAAACTGACCCAGGTACATCCTTTCAGAACGAAGGTGGTGGTCCGGTCAAGACTGCACAAATGGAGTGGGTGTCACGACACGATGACTTTCCGCGAGGAACTACCATAACTGTTAAGACTTCGGGCCGTGCCTATCAGGTTGAATCATTCACCTATGATGAGCTTGCAGGACTAACCACGTATTATCTAAAGGCGGTGGAATGATGGGTATTTATCGTGATACGGTAAATAAGATTATTTCTGAGATTCATAAGTTCCAACCTGGCTGGATAATTACCAAGAAATTTCAACCTGACGACAGGCCTCCACTGCCGTTTTTTTATTACAAAATTGTAGACGACTATCAACGGCTGACTTTCAACGATGTTGAAAATGAGCCGTTTTCGTTTGTCCTGCAATTGACGGCAGTAACTGATGATGAACTAGATTCGCCAGATTTAAGTCACGACATGCGGAAATTATTGGAAAGCATTGGACTGCTGACCGATTTGGCTGAATCCGGAATTTCATTACAGGTCGAGTCTTTGCCGATTCGGGATTTGAATTTTGGAGTTTCCAACGAAACCGAGGCGGTGCTTTCAGTGACGGTCACGGTTAACGATTCGTACGACGACACTACTCAATCAGGGACCATAACAGACGTCATTTTAGGCGTTACAGATTCAAAGGAGGAGAACAATGAGCACAGTTAAATTAAATTATGACGTTAGCTTTAAGCAAATGATTCAACAGGTTGTGAGTTACTCGCAAGCGTCTTCCCTGTTGCTTGCCATTCCAATTAAGGATGGGGAAGAAACGTATGACACTTTTGGCACCCTTGACGATGTCGCGGAAAAATTCGATGAATCTTCCGATGCCTACAAGCTGGCTAGCAAGTATTTTGAAACACTAGCAAAAGAAAAGATTACGGATCAACCTATTTCAATTGGGCAATACCTTGATAAGAAACAAGATGATCCAATGGGCGTTGTATCGGCACCAGTGATTAAGTCAGTTACTGCTACGGCTGATGGTGCCACTATTTCATCTGAAGCAGGGTCAGTAACCCAAGTTTCGGGGTCAGTTCATTTCTTGACCAACTACTTCAAGGCTGGTTGGCGGTATGTCATCTTACCTGAAGCTGACACTGAAGAACTCGAATCTGTCATGGATTTCTTATATGAAAACCAAGACGGAATCTTAGTTTTAACTGCCAGTGATGTAGCTAGTGCCACTGAGTTGGAAGCCTATGCCAAGTCTGACAAGTTTGACTCGTCCAGGATGCTTCCTGTAATTGGGCTAGCTGATAAGGATGGCCAACCACTAGGGGCAGGGGCGGTAGCACAAGCTGTCGCAACGTTGCCAATCGATTGGCAACGTATTGGGAATATTCCTGGTATTAAGGCTAATAGTTGGACCAGCCCGGAAATTACTCAGTTGTCCAATTTGAATTTTATTCCAGTCGTTAATAAGGGAGGCGACATGATGCTTCTCCATGGTCGGGCATTGGATGGTCACTATGTAGATAACATGTTTGGTGCTCAATATATTTACGATTACATGATTGTTGGGCTACAAAACTGGTTAGACCTTCCGGAACAACGGCACTTCAAGTTTAATGATTCTAACTTGAGCAAGTTAAAGGCTCAAGCTCAAACTCTATTAAATGATTTGGGGAATATGGGCTTCTTTGCCGAAGGTGCAGATGGAAAGCCCGTCGCCTCGGTTGATATTCCTAGTCGCAACCAAGTAACCAGCAAGCAAGTCGAAGCACGTACGACAGCCATGACCATTGGCTACACGATGGCTAATCTGTTGGACAGCGTTGATGGTCAAATTAACGTCACTATCTAGTCAGGAGGATAAATAAATGCCTAATAAAATTCAATACGGTGAAAACAAGTGGGTGTACCTCAAGGACACCCGCTTTATTCATATCTATTTAATTGTGGATGGTAAGACCCATGAACTGTTTGGTTTTACGAACAATGATGCCATTAAGTGGACCAAGGTTGATAATGACTTCGACTTAGATTCTGACTTCTCTGGTGACCCAATCATGTTGCAAAACCACTCATCTAAGGGACAAATTACCTTGTCATGCAATGAAAATGGGCAAGCAGCGGCTTATGGCGAAGCTGTTATCAAGCGACAAAAGACTTATGCACTTGGTGAAATTCCAACGGTTGGTCTCAAGGTTGTCAATGACAACAATAACAAGACTGTTGACTTACCTTATGCGTTTGCTCAAAAGGAACCCGATGGGGGCATTACAAACAGTTTCGATAACTCTGAATACACATTCTTAGGGTGGAACTTCGATGTCGATCAAGATTCCGGAATTGTACTTTAGTCAAGATTAGGAGGCCAAAATCATGGCAGCAAAAAACGTACTCGATGCAAAACAAGTAAAGCGAACGATTAGCTATAAGAATAAGGATGGCGAGGATGTTACTAAGGAAATCACACTGAACCAACCAAACTATGAAACGGTGCTCGATGTTAATGACATGCAACAACGTTCAGGCGGTTTTCGTGACTTTGGTAGCGTCTATGAAACGTTGATGAAGGAAGTTCTTGTAAACCCTCGGATGGATTACAAATTCATCAATGAATCTGTTGAAAAGAATAAGGATGATAAGGGGACTATCGAGTTTGAAGATCGCGATGGCGGTACAGTAAAGCTCAATGTGATTTTCCCTAGCGCACGAGAAGCAACTAACATCATCTTCAACATCCAAACGGCAGACGGATCTGCTAACCTGAAGGAACTTTTAGGCACGTTGAATGACGATGTTTTCCGAGACGATAAGGGTCATAAGATTACCTGGGCTTATTGGGATGAACACGGTGGCGGATACAATGCGCTTCCAGAAGCTAATAAGTTTCTGTTAGATGCCTTAGTTCACACCGGGTTCTGGACCATGATGCAGGAAGCCAATTCCTTTCTGCAAGAACGAGCTTAGTTCCCAATTCATCGATGAGGAAGGTAATACTGATCATCGAAAAATTCACGCCTTAAGAGAATATAACTTGATGTTCACATGGTCGAAAATGAAGAAATACGGTCTGATTGATTCTATTGCTCAGGGTAGAAAGTTGACGTTTGACCAGTACCTGATGTATGAGGATTTGCTTCATGACTTAGAACTCGAAGAGCTGTTCTTGATGAATCATGCTATAGCTATGTCGTTTGGCGGAGATAAGAAGGAAGGTGGCCCAAATGGCGGAATCCCTGAGGTCTGAAGATGTTAGCATTCAGATTAAGGCTAACCTTGAAGCCTTTGATAAAATTGACGAGCGTTTCAGTAAGTTGCAAGAAAAAGCGAGAATCCTAAATGAGCGAGTTGGCAATCTCTTTAAAGAGACTCCCAATACTCGCTTTTTTAGTAGCCTGAATCGCCAATTGGGGACTACCGACAAGCGACTTGATTCTGTCCAAAATTCGGCATTAAGTTTTAAAAATAGTTTCAAAGAAATGACCGGCTCGTTACCGACGTACGAGAAGAATATGCGGGGTGTTAACTCTGCGCAAAAGGAATTTTCAACCCGCAATAAATCTATCACGTCGTCCGTTGACAAGTCGCGACAGGCCCTCGGGAAATTCAATAACTCCTCAACTAGTCGAGTTTCCCGAAGTGTTGACTCAACCAATAAGTCCGTCAAGCGGATGCATATATCGACCAAAAGCTTAAACGCCACTGGAGATAAGTTTCTAAATGTGGGCCGCAACATGGCAATAACATCAACAGCGATTGGTGCTGCCATGGTCAAGGGTGCAAATGACGCGATTAAGTTGCAGAACCAGTATCGTGTCATTAATAATTTGGCCGTCTACGGTGGTGAAAAGCAGTCGAAGGTTACCAAGAATGTTGGTAAGATGCAAAACCAAGCGGCCAAGTATTCAACTCAGTATGGGGTAGCACAAACGAAGCTGTCTGCAGGGTATGAGGAACTGGTTCGGCGTGGTTATGATTCTAACCAAGTCTTAGCGGCACAGAAGACTTTCTTACAAGGTTCTCTGGCTTCAGGGGACGATTATACCGACGTTGTTCACAACGGGGCTGCGGCCTTGGAACAATTCGGTATGCGGACCAAGAACACCAACCAAATGATGCAGAATACCAAGACGGTCATTAACCAAATGGCGTATGCCGCTGACCTCACGGCCACTGATTTTCAGGGGATGGGCGACGCGTTTCGATATGTTGGGAATACGGCTCACACAGCTAACCAGTCAGTTGCTGAGACAGCGGCTGGTGTCGGTATTTTATCCAATGCAGGCATGGAAGACACTGTTGCTGGTACTGGGTACCGGAAGGTCTTAAACTCCTTCTTGTCGCCTAATATGGGCAAGATGAGTCAACAAGCTCCAATTATGGAAAAATTTGGTTGGACCAAGAAGAGTTTCGAAGACTCTAAAGGTAATCTAAAATCAATTGCTGACTTGATGGATATGGTCAATAAGAAGACGAAGAACATGGGCGGTGCTGAAAAGGCCGACGTGTTTAAGCGCTTCTTTGGTACCACTGGTCAAGAAGCAGCGATTGCTTTGTCGCGAGATACTAAGGGCTTGCGTAGATTAACTGACCAAGTTTCTCGTTCTCAGAACATGAAGGGCGGAGGATACATTGCCCAATTGTCCAAGAAGAACCTCATGTCGGCGAAGGCACAGATTGACATCTTCAAGCAAGCTGTTAGTGGACTGGGGATTTCATTTGCGACGACCGTATTGCCTAACATCACCGGCTTGGTTAAGGGCCTTGATAAGATGCTCTTCGCCATCAATGAGATGCCTAAGGGCACTAAAAAGTTTGTCACGTCTGGTATCGCTTTAGCTGCTGGGATTGCTCCAATATCGCTGGCATTAGGTGGATTATTAAAGGGTATCAGTATGGCGAAGACGGCTTGGTCAAGCATGGCTAAAGTTATGCGAAAGCCAATCAATGGAGGCTCACTCCAGTCGGCTAGCAACGCGACAGAGGCTATTGCTAACGAAGAAGAAACGGCTGTCGGTTCAACAGGTAGCCGGATGGGCACAACCCATTTTAGCAATGCTAAGAACTCTGTTAGAGGTTCTGGATTCAAGTCTCAATGGAACAATTCCAGTTTAATGGGGAAACTAGCTGTTGGTGCCGTCGGTTTGGATATTGGCTATGACTTTGTCAAAGCTACCAAGCAGGGACTGGATACCGCAGCTGGTGGACAAACACTATGGAATGGTGCCGGCAAGACTATCGGTGGTGGACTAGGATTTTACCTTGGTGGTCCTCAAGGTGCCGTAATGGGGGCTTCAATTGGTGATGGGATTACCAAAGCACTTACTGCAAAGAAGATTGATAAGTACCTAAGTAGTAACTCTACCGGTAAAGATCCCAATGCAAAGATTGTAGAAAAAGATAAGCACCAACAGAAAAAGTTGCGTAAGCGGTATTACACACAAGGAACACCTGATTCAGATGACGCTAATAAAGTGTTAGGTCAGTTGAATTCTAAGCCATTCCGTCACCAGAGAAAGTCAAAGGCTTCGGATCCTTACAAAGGGCTGTCCAAGGATACAAAGTAGTTTCTTAAGGACACTCATTCAGAGGTTACTAAGGCTAATGACAATTTCTTGAATATTCTGGGGACTGGTTCCAAGGCTGCTGTTTCAGTTAACAAGTCCACTTACTCAAAGGTTCTAACTACTGCAAAGTCTTATTCTAAGTCGCAAACGACTAGTGCAGATAAATCTATTAATTATCTCAAGAAAATTGGGGCGATTAGTGGTTCTGAACAAGCCAAACAACTTCAGAAAGAGAAGGGTAGTGGGGCCAAGCGAGTTAACGACATCAAGAGTACAATTTCCAAGATTGAGAAAGCCGAAAAGAATGGCGGTACTGATAGGGCTGCGCTAGTTTCAAAGCTTAATCGTCAATTGCTTAAGCTCACCGATGCCGGTACTAACAAGCAGAAGCGACTTTATAAGGATCTCAAAGAGAATGTGGGGCATCTCACCACTTCGCAATACTCTACGGTCATGAAAAAGAGTCGTGCAGCTCGTAAGCAAACCATCTCGGATGCTAAGAAGCAATACAATTCTCAAACTTCGACGGCTTTCAAAACATACAAGAAGACGTTAAAGTCTGCAAAACAGATCTATGGCGTTCATTCCTCAATGTACAAGTCGATCAAGGGATCGGCGGACAAGCAGTATGATAAGACGACTTCCGCAGCCTATCGTCAATATAAGAAGACCGTCAAATACGCTAATCAACAAGCCAAAGAAGTTGTACAAGCGGCGGCCAATGCCGCTGGTGGTATCAACGGCATTATGGGAGTTATGTCTAATAACATTGACGACCTTGGAAAGCAACTTGCTAAGGCTGTTGGTGGCACTTGGCAGAAACCAAAGTCTAACGATCAGTCATTTCATGACAACACCAACCCGGCGGGAAACTTAGCTAAGGGTGCTAAGAAGCTCCAGAATAAGGAAACGAGTTCGGTTCTTAAAAGTGGCCCATCAGTCAAGCTGACATCGTCTAGTTCGGTGTTTTCCAAAGCTACTGGTGGTTCAATTTTCAAGCACGGCATGTCGATGGTCGGCGAAAACGGATTTGAGCTGCTTCAACGAGGTAAGAGTTTTAAACTAATTGGCCGGCATGGTGCTCAACTTATGCAAGTTGGTCCGGGCGATCGGATCTATAAGCATGCTGACGCCGTCGCCATGACTAAGGGTAGTTATGGGGAGCGTATCCCCGGGTTTGCTAGTGGGAATGCTAAGCCCAAGCAAAAGAAGAAAGTCGCTGTTCCGGATGCAGCATCCGTTGCCAAAGTTAACAGCATGGGTGGGACTGAAACGGTCGTTAAGCGGTCGATGTCCAAGATTAGTAAGAGCATCGCAAAAGGATATTCTTCGGGAACCGAGAAGTCGAACAAATCGATTTCAAAGTTCAAGTCTAAGAACTCATCTGAATGGAAGTCGATCCACAAAACGACCGACAAATATACCAATCAAATCCGTAAAGGTACTGTATCAGACTTTGATCAAATGCAAAAAGGTAGTCAGAAGCAAATGATTCAGCTCCACAAGGGCCTGAACTCTGCTGCAAAAGCAACTACTAGTGACTTTGGAGACATCATGGGTCGATTGAAGCCATATGCTCATAAGGCTATGGGCGGCGCGATTACGTCCCTTAATGGTGGTATTAGTGGTATCAACTCAACGCTTTCTCAATTTGGCGGAAACAAGTCAGTTTTGAAACCAATTCACTATGCAACTGGTTCTAAAGGCCCAATTAGGTCTGATCAGATGGCAGTCCTTAACGATGCTAAGTCGGGTCCACGTCAGGAACTTGTTGCTCGTGGTGGGCAATTACTGAAACCTGAAGGAAAAGACGTATTGACACCTTTGAAAAAAGGTGATGAAGTTCTGAATGGGGCCCAAGTTGCTCACGCTAGACAGTTCTTGCCACACTTTGCTAAAGGGACTGGCGTTTCGAAGGATAAATTGTTATCTCTGATTGAGAAGAACTCCGGAAAGCCTAACGATGCGTGGAAGAGTGACTTCACCAGCCATTTAACCGATGGTAGCGGACCTCAGTTAGCGTCAGGGGTCCAATCACTCGGAACAAAGGCCGCAAATAGTAAAGGTGTTCCTTGGAATGCTGCAGCCTGGAGTGTCATGAACGCTGCTGCTCAAAGCGGTGGTGCTGGTGGTAATTGGCGTCATGACCCAGGCATGACCAAAAGTAACGGATTTGGAGCTAGCCGTTCGTTTGGTTCTCACGATGGTGTCGACTTTACGGGGCCTCAAGGTACCCCAATTAAGGCTGTGCACGGAGGGATTGTCACTAGAGCCGGTAAACCAGTTTGGGACTTCAAGGATTTGGGCTATGTGGTTACTGTCAAGTCCGATGATGGTTGGCAAGAAATCTACCAGGAGTTTGGTAACGCCAGTCATATCAAAGCCCATGTTGGTCAAACGATTAAGACTGGTGATACTGTCGCAACTCAAGGCGGAATCATTGGCTCTAGCACTGGCCCCCATGTCCACATTGGGGTCTCTAAAGGTTCGCTGTGGAATCATGGTGGATCTAGTACTCGTGGCTGGTATGACGTTACTAAGATGCAAGGAAGTTCCAACGGGACTGCTAAGGCTCCTAAAGCAAACACGGCTTTGCAGAAATTTGCTAAGAACCAGCTGAACGCAGCTGGGGTATTACCTTGGATTACTAAGAATATTGCCCCACTCACTGAGGATGATAGTGGTGGAGGTGGAACGAGTGCTGCACCTTCAGGCAGTCATAAGCATTGGCTAGAGCAAGCGGGTATCCCTGCGAACCAGTTTGGTGCTTATAATGCCATCATCACACCTGAATCTGGGTGGAATCCTAAGATCCATAATCCTAGCAGCTCGGCTTATGGGCTTCCACAAGCCTTGCCTGGCTCTAAAATGGCCTCCGCAGGCTCCGATTGGAAGACAAATCCAATCACTCAACTGAAGTGGATGAAGGGCTATGTCAAAGGCCGTTATGGCGGTATTAACCAAGCCTTATCTTTCCGAAAGGCTCATGGTTGGTATGCTAAGGGAGGAACGCCTCCGTTAAACAGCTGGGTTGGTGTCAATGAAGAAGGACAAGAACTGTTCAAGACAAAGAAGTCTGGCAAAATTGTCCCTCATAAGGAATCACAGCGTCTGGTCTCAAAGGCGACAGGTGGTGGCACCAAAATTGCGCCACAGTATAACGTTAAGGTTGAAGTCAACGGTAACGCTGATGATGCCGCTATTACTGCGGCCGTAAAACGTGCTCTTAAAGAACACGATGAAGAACTCATTGCTAGAATCAATGCCCAATCGGGCGATGATTCCAGTTATGAGTTTATTTAGTTACATGGTTTTAAGAAAAGGGTGGGTTGGAATGGCTACGAGTACGGCCTCGGGAAAATTATCAGTCGCGATTATTCGCGGATTCTCAAATACTACGGTGGAAGCCAAGATTGTTAAATGGACATCCAAAGTATCTGAAATTAACTCAAAAATTAAACAAACACAATCATCGATTGATAAATACAAAAAGCAAGAAGATACAGCTAACGACACATTGAATAAGAAGAACGGTTATAAAGCTGCCAAAGCGGCTTATGATCACATTGTTTTAGAACTATCGAAGGCCAATAAGTCTTTGACCAGTGCAAAAAGTTCTGGGACTAAGAAGAACCTTAAGGCTAAGATTAAGACTTTGACCACCCAGCAGAAGGATGCGTATTCAAAGTTGACTAAAATTGCGAGCTCATCTTCTTACAGTAAGTCCGCAAAAAAATTAACTGAATCACTGAAGAAACTAAAAACTCTGAATTCAAATATGACGAATCTTAAATCAACAAAGACTAGGTATTCTGGATATTTGAAGATGTATAAACAGGTTAAGAGCGAACGTGATTCCAAAGCCGAAGCAGCGGCGAAAGCCAAAGTAGCTAAGGAAATCCAAGCAAAGATTAAGGCCAATAACGAACTAACACCCGATAAGAAGGCTGGGACTGGGAAGACCGCAATCTATCGAGCAGATAAGAAAGACCCTACAGTTTGGTTTCTGGCAGAACAAGAGCCAAGCGAAACAGATGTTAACGATATTCCGACTCAACCGGTCGATCGAGGAGATCCCCGCGCTCGGTATAGTCGACGGAATGCGAAGACACTTTCAGGAACCTATTACATGTTCGGAACTGAACAGCAAAGTATTGATTCCAAGTTTAATAAGTTCCAAAAGTGGGCACGCTTGGGATATGAGCTCGAAGTTCGAGGATTCTCAAAGTTTGCCCATGCTCGTATTCAAGAAGTTGATAAAAATCAGTTCTATGGGAATGCTCTAAAGATGACTATCTCGTTTACTTATATTCTTCCTCAGAACATTGGTTATACCAAAAAGAAGAAAAAGAAAACCGTAGCGAAGAAAACGAAGGTCACTGGTAAAGGGTCATCCAAGACTTCGAAGAGGTATGTAACTGCAAAAGCAGGGACTACTTACTGGGGTATTAGCCAGACTAAGAAGGTAAGTGTCAAAAGTTTGGAGAAGATGAACAAATGGCCTGCAAGGAAGATTCCGATTGGCGCTCGCGTCAGATATAAATGAGGTGATTTAGATGGCTATTTATGATCATTTTGAATTGGATCCCGACCAGTTACCGTACTCATATCCAATTGACATCGACGATGAAGAATATTTGCTGGGATTCTCGTTTAACCCGGTTTCAGGACAAATTATTGCAGAGCTTAGCAATGACAACGGTTTGAATGTCAGTGATCCGGTCATTTTGGATCATGAACTATTCTCATATAGTCAGGACCCTCGTTGCCCAATGACTGGCATTGTTCCGCGTGATGAATCAGGTCAGGAAACTGAAGTTAATCTAGGTAATATTAATCGTACGGTATTTTTGACTGCCAACGATATCGAAAGAAGTGATGTTGACAATGGTGCAGACACGGAATAAAGGCGTTTTTTGGGGCTACAAAACCGAAATCACTATCGCTACTTCGAAGGGAACCTATAAGTTCTCTGACCATGAGAAAAGTGGATATGGCGGGAAAATTATCTTTGAACTACCTTTTAATACTGACGGCAGTGTTAATTACGTTGACATTACGTTTTACAATTTATCAAAAGCCCATGCTGAGGTTTTCAAAAACAAGCGGAGATTCACAATTAAGTCAGGTCCAGAGGAACTGTTTGGTAAGTTGGCAGAGGGTACAATCATATCGCATGAGGAAGAGCAACGAGATGGAGCTGATTACTCTATAAAGGTTCGCTGCCTGGTCGGAAAGGACTATTCGAAGGATGCTAAAATTTATTCTTATGCTAGCGGTTCAAAGAAGACTAAGCATAGTTTCACTATCAAAAAAGGTGAAGTGATCAAGTGGAACACTAAGAAAAAAGTTAAGGTCAAGCTTAGTTTTCGTAAGGGAACCAAATCCAGCACAATTATCAAACGAATCTGTCGGCAAAGCGGAATTAAGATATCGCCAATGGATTTAAAAAAAGATAAGGTCAATAAAAAGGCTTATACAGTTGGGCCCAAGCCATATTCTGCCCTAAAAAAGCTTGCTAAGGCATGTGGATCAAAGCTTTACTATCGCCGCGATGGATTGGTAATAGACAGCTTTGGGAAGGCTAATCCTTATAAAGAAAATATTTATTTGGACGAGACACACGGAATTGAGTCTATGACCATCAATGAAGACGATGATGGTAAAACTACCTATTCGGTAACAACGGCACTAGACCCTCGAATAGACGCTGGGTCAGTCGTCTACATTAGTTACGATGGTGTTAAAGGATGGTTTAGAGTTCTGAACGGGTCTCATAACAGTGACGCTTATACCACGGAATTTGAGGCGAAGAAGATTGACTAAGATGAATACAGTTCAACGCCTAGCCGACGCTCTAACGAATACAATTCCCCAATCAGGCAGCCAGGATGACCATACGCATGCGGCAGCTAGAATTACCAGCATATCGGGTGATTATGCGGACTGTAAGCTACTTGGAAGAATGGAGGATGAAGAATCACTGATTATTCGGGATGTTATGATCTCTGATAGTTGCAAGTGGATTCCCGTGTCATCAAGCAGTAACGAAAAAATAAAAGTCGGAGATACGGTATGGATTGGCTTCTCCGACCATGACCTATCAAACTTTACCGGTAGCAATGATTATTTAATTGATTCCGAGAGACGACATGACCTTTCTGATGGGGTTATTGAGGCGGTGATTAAGCATGGTTGATTTTGCGCTAGATGATCAAAACGACGCGGCGTATAACAGTGACACTAATGATATTGATAAAGACGAGAGCCTGATTCATCGGGTCCTCGTCTTTTTAAATACTAATATTGGTGAGCTTCCTTGGAACGTTGACTTCGGTATCGATTTGTCTCAAGTAATGTTGGATATCCATGATCAGGCAGCTTTGACGATGGAACTGGATGAGTGGGTAACCGCACGTTTTGAGGATGAGGTTGAGAACATTGAGGTGACCGGGATCACTTACAGCAAAAGACAAGCTCATATAAATATGGTACTAACCACAATAGATGGCGATTTGATAAATCTAGAAAAAGGAGTTGATGACGATGGGTCTGACTAATGGGGGCCAAGGCTATGAGCGAAGAGAAATTGATGAGATTCGAGCTGATCTGGTCTCGATTGCTCAAAATGAAATTAGCTCTGATGTGGGAATTGATGACACCACGCTAATTGGTCAATTTCAAGGCGCTATGGCCTATGACGACGACTCCATTGAGAAATTAGCTGAGGCAATTTATTATTCGATCTTTATTTCGTCTTCAACGGGGGATACGTTGGACCGCCATGGGTTGGATAACTCCATATTTCGTAAGCCAGCAGCGCAAGCTGTGGTTACGCTTCAAATTGATTCGTACGTTGGCGAATTCTTGGAGTCTGATTCGTCGATGTCAACAGCAGACGGCGTTGTCTTTAAGACGGTTGATGATGTCACCTTTGATGAGCCATCCATGGTCGATGATCCTGACAAGCCTGGGTCACAAATACCGTTAGAGGATGATGATGGTACCCCAATTTGTCGACAGACCGTAACTGCGGTTGCCGAGGAAACGGGAATTCAAGGGAATATTGGTGCGAATCAGATTACCTATAACGTGGATGGTAACACCAACATCTTCAAAGTCACCAATCCTATGGCAGCTGAGGGTGGTCAAGAAGCAGAGACGGATATGGCCTATTCTGCCCGTTTGATAGCGAACAATACGAATGGTTCTCCCTCAACCGAGGATGGCATGAAGACTGCTATTGAGAATACTCCAGGTGTCGTACAAGCTCGGGTAGTTGGAAACAACACATTAAAGCCAGATCAATACGGTAATCCGGCCAAATCAACTCACCTTTATGTTATTGGTGGAACGGATCAAACGGTTGCTGAGGCTTTTTTCCACTGTATGCCTGAGGGTACTTTGACGGTTGGTGAAGTTGCATCAGACGTGATAAACAAGTCGGGGGATGTTCGTACGGTTAAGTTTAGTCGGGCCGTTGCTAAGGCTGTGTTAATTAGTATTCAACTAACGACGAACGATGATTTTGATAGCGATAACGGTATCGACAATATTAAGAAGAACCTGATCACATTCTTTTCTAAATATAGAATGGGTGATCAGGTTTTATTTTCGCAAATATTTGGCCAGATTTGGTTAGTACCTGGTATTTCGAATCTGAGTTTAAAAATCGGTACCGATAAAGATAACTTGGCCCTGGAAGACATTGCCGTTAATGAGTTCGAATTGCCGAGTCTGTCTATGGAAGATGTTGAGGTGACAGCCGATGTTTGATGATTTAGATCCAACTAAAATTAAGGATGCGGTTAGACAGGGGCTTTCAGCGTACTTCAACCAGGAAGATGACTCGGTCAATCAGGCAATTATGGACATGATAATCCATCAATTTGATAATAATTATGAAAATTTGTCAGCAATATTCAAGCAACTTTCCCTCGACACAGCCACTAGCGACAGCTTGAATAATTACGCGAAGGACTGGGGCGTTAATCGGATCGATAATGACGATGATTTTCTCAGATTAATGATTAGACTCGCTCAGATTCGGCATAGAAAAGGTGTTACTGAGGATGATTTGATTACCATCATCGGTTTCGCTCTCCAGGCTCCATACAATGAATTTTCGCTAATTACTGATCGTGAAGAACTCAATGGTGAACCCGAAGCAATCAAGCTGACCAATATTCCGAATACTTATAGCAAATCTGCACGAAAAAAACGATTACTGATTAACACTTTAGAGCACTCGGTTACTCCCCAAACGCGAATTGTCAGTGTTGACTTTCAGGCTAAGGCAATTCAGAACTTGTTCATCGCCACGGCCACATCGCGTAATCGGCAGCACTTCGCTGTCATGGACTCGCAGGTCGACCGTGAACATGTCGTTGGGGATGGCTCGACTATCGTGGCCACAGTAACGCAGAAACAGCGGATTCACCGCATCGTAAAGGAGGGATAGCAATTGCAATTTGATACTACCTATTTGACCGAAGCTGGTCGATCACTGGCAACGGGCACACTTGGGGGGTTGGATAAAATCCAGTTCACCCGAGCAGTGGCCTCAAGTCATGACTACTCAGCTACTTCGGTTAACGATTTAAAAAAGCTCACATCAATTGAAGATGTGCAGCAGACAGTCGACTACTCACGAATAATTAAGAAGGATGACACTACCTTGACTATGCGGGTAGACTTTCCGTCTAAAGATGTGACGACAGCATACAGTCTCTATACAGTCGGGTTTTATGCACGACCAGAAAACGGGGATGAAATTCTGTATGGAGTATTGCCAAGTTCTTTGCCGGATTACATCGCTGCATATGACGGCAAGTCCAACTTAAATGATTCATTCCAGACTGATACAACGGTGAGCGATGCCGATAATGTTTTAATTACTGTCAGTCAGGCTGGTTCACTTAATGAGGCCGACCTTGATGCAATCTTTGCATCAAAACACATTGCAACTATTGATGATATAAAGGCTAATATTCCTGCCACCGTCATCGATGGCAGCAAGCCAGCGGACTTCAAGGAAGCCGTCACGCTTGAAAAGGGTGCGGTGGACGGTGCTGGCAATAGCTACGTCACCGATGACCAGGCCGTCCTTAAAACTGATATGCGCAAACCAGCCAATCAAGTTGCCGGTATTGATGAGGTTAATGCTAAGCAGGACAAGCTGGATTATACGCCAGCTAACGATGCTAATATGTTTCACCGTAGTCCTGATACTGGGGCGGTGACTGAGTCCGGCAACTTTCCTGGGTTGCAAGTAAAGGGGGTATCAGTCGCTACCAGCGACGATTTGAATAATTATTATCATGCTAATGCTAGTAATGATGCAGCATTAGCAGCAGCAAAAGCGACACCGGTTCCTGGCATTTTCTGGTTTGAGGAGGTGTAGCATGGGTCTTTACGTTCAAGGCGGAAAAAAAGTTGGTGGCATGTATATGGCTGATGGCCGAGGGAATGCTACAAAAGTAGGTGGCATGTATTATGCCGATGGCCGAGGTAATGCTACAAAAATATATTCGAGCTTCTATCCATCTGGCTATGTATTTTGGCAAGCTAATAATGCTAACGGTAACGGATTTGGGATAAATGCTACTAAGGCCCCTACAATTATTCCAGATACTTCAATTAATCAAAAAATAAACATATCTGGAATTAAAAATGGCATTAGAGTGTATATCAACATCAATCAATACTATGGGTATAGTGATGCTAGAAAAATAAATATGCTATTTAATTGGAATGATTCCATAATTCCCGGTGGTTATACCAACCTATATTGGGAACCATCAGTTGCCACTATTGATATACCTGCAAACCAGATGGCTGGAAATAGCACGTTATATATGAGCGCTCATCGTGGCAATCAATGTAGTGTATTTATTAACTGTGATTCTAGTGGATTCCACTTTATATCAAAAAATCAAGGCACGGTTTTCGATTTAACTGACACCAATTATAATATTTTTTCAATTCTTTTGGTTCAAAAAATAGTTGCAATTTAACCGCGAGGAGGAACAGAAATGCCAATTTATTATGTAAAACCAGATTCAGACAACAAGTTTCCGGAAAAGGATACAATGCCCGTACTTGAGTCAGCGGACGGACTACGGGCAGTCAATATCCCAACTACCTCGATTCAATACTTCACTCGCTACTGGTGGATGTATGCATTCAAGAGTGATGATTCGCAAGAAGTCACAGCTCCGGGTAACTTACCCAACTTGGATATCGACTATCTGCAAGGATTGATTGACAAGGAAGGTGAAACTATCCAAGGCTTGCAAACAGCATTGGGAAGTGCCACAAAAGCTCAAGTAGAAGCCCAGAAGCAATTTGTTACTACGCAGGAACAATTTCAAAAGCAATTCGTCGGCCTGTCACAGCAAATTGTGGCAGTTCAAAAGCAGATTGCAACTAAGGCAGAATAGGAGGAATCATCATGGAAAATAATCCATTTTCAGCGCCAAGCATTGAAGACGCCAAATTATATGCTTCATGGGGCCTAGACATTAGTTACATGGTCAACTGGTGCATCACACCAGAACAGTACAAAGACCTGACAGGTAAGGACTACACGGCACCGACGACGGCTACCACCACCGCCTAGGTGCTTTTATTTTGGAGGCGTAAGCATGCATCGTATTAAAGATGGTCCGTTTCAACGGGCCTTTTCGCATTGGAATCATTTTTGTTTTGGCTTATTTTCACTGGTAGGTGGTTTATATATTTGGTTTCATCAAGGCTATTTGGATGATCCACGGGTGACACCGCCGCCACCACCGTCACCAACCGAACATGCAATCTTTGCCTTTGCTGACGACTGGTGGTTTTCATTGTGGTTAATTATCTGTGGTCTCGCTATTCTGGTTGGCGTCTTTCACAACCGGCGGTTGTTACGTGATGGTGGCCTAGTCGCCCTATCACCGGCAATGGGGGCCTTATCAGTGGCTTTTATTGTTCGGGGCTTGTTTGATGTGCGGTTTAACCTAACGTGGGTATTCGCCTTACTCATGCTGTTCTTGCTAGTCGGTACGTTGATTAGGGGGGACACGCATGGATATTAAGTCCTGGGCAGTTGCTTTAGGTGCGCTGGGAACGTTTGCAACCACTATCTGGGCTGTTATTCATGGCTATCATTCTGACACACGGCAAGCTGACCAGGATCGCCAGGGCATGGAGAAGTACATCATGGAGCAAGTCAAAGCTGATAACGAATTGCTTCGTAAAGAACGCGAGAGTGATCAAGCGCAATACTCACGGAATCTGACCGACTTGAAGGCTAAGAAAGATGCCATGGAACAAGAATTTAACCAGCAGATTGCCTTGAAGGTTAGTGAGAATAAAGCTTTGCGAAAACGCAACGCCGCTTTAGAACGTGAGAATCAAGCGTACTGGGAACGGTATGGTGATCTTTAGGAGGAAAAAGCATGAATGAATTTACGAAGATTATTAAATTACTCAACGACACCGGTATCTTAGGTGTCTTAATTTTTGCCTTAGTTGGCTGGTTTACCCGGATCAATCCTGCTTTAAAGACCAAGATTGCGGCGAATAAGTCCGCTACTCAACGCGAAGTGTTGGGACTGTTAGACACATTAGCGTTCAGTGCTGTCAACCAGGTGGCCACTAATTATGAAATGCCAGGGGAAGAAAAGCGTGAGCAGGCGATTGCTGATGTAACAGGCCAAATGAAATTATTTGGTCATGACAGTCTGGCACCGGCAATTATTTCATCAGCCATCGAAAAAGCGTATCAGTCGATGACCACGACGGAGACGAAAGCCCAAGCAAAACAGGCTGAATACAATGCCGCTCTGGCGGACACAGAGCAAACGTTCGCTGATAAACAAGCACAACTGGACAAGCAAGCTGCGACAGTGCCCGCTGAACCAGCACCCTTAGATGTGCCAGAAGACGTGGCCGCTACGGAGGGAGATGTGAA